CGGATGAGCTGGCAAACGATCTCGAAAACGATCTCAACCATTATCTCACCTCGACCGCCAAAGAATATTACCCCGATACCGACCGCATGCTTCTCATGCTGGGCTTCGGTGGGACGGCATTCAAAAAAGTATATTTTTGTCCGCTCAGGAACCGCCCGGTCTCAGAAAGTGTGGATGCAGACGATCTCATTGTAAACAACAGTGCGACCGACCTGTACAACGCCAGCCGGGTGACGCACCGCATTTACATGCGGCCATCGACGGTCAAGCGCATGCAGATCATCGGCGCATACCGTGACATCGACCTGTCGCAGGCCAAGCAGATCAAGCTTGATGCCGCACAGCGCGAGAAGAAGAACCAGCAGGGCATCAGCGAAAACGGTACGGACAACCCTGAGGATCGTGACCGTGAGATTTATGAGTGCTATTGCGAGCTGGAGATCAAGGGCTTCGAGCATCGCCGCAAGGGCAAGGAAACCGGCCTTGAGATCCCATATCGTGTCACGATTGACGTGTCTTCTCATGAAATCCTGTCCATCGTCCGCAATTACGACGAGGATACCAAGGAGCTTCCTGAGCCGCGCCAGAATTTCGTCAAGTATACCTTTGTACCGGGGATGGGCTTTTATGACCTTGGTCTCCTGCACATCCTAGGCAACACGACCAATGCATTGACCGCTGCATGGCGCGAGATGCTCGATGCTGGCATGTACGCCAACTTCCCCGGCTTCCTGTATTCGGATGCCGGTGCACGGCAGAACACGAACATCTTCCGCATTCCTCCCGGCGGTGGCGCACTGATCAAGACGGGCGGCGCTCCGATCCAAGACGCCGTGATGCCGCTGCCATACAAGGACGTTGGCCCCGGCCTGATGTCGCTGGTGGAAAGCATCAACCAGACTGGCATGCGCGTCGGTGGCACGGCTGAACAGGCTGTGGGCGAGGGCAAGCAGGACGCGCCGGTGGGAACAACCATCGCGCTGATCGATCAGGCGACCAAGATCCTGTCGTCGGTTCACAAGCGCATGCACAACGCGCAGGCCGAAGAATTTGCTTTGTTGGTGAAATGTTTCAAAGAGAATCCTGATTCGTTCTGGCAAAAGAACAGAAAGCCAGCCCGTGAATGGGACGAGCAGACGTTCCTTCGCGCCGTCAATCAGGTGGACCTCGTGCCGCAGGCCGATCCAAACACGGCCAGCCAAACCCAGCGCTTGATGAAGGTCATGGCGTTAAAGCAGCTGCAGGGCGCAAACCCGGCCATGTATGACCCGATTGCGGTTGACCGCATCGCGCTGCAGGCCATTGGCTGGTCCAATCCTGAGCAGTTCATGGTTCCGCCTGAATCGCTTGCCCAGACGCCAAGCCCTGAGCAACAGGCAGAGCAGGCCAAGATCCAGATCCAGAAGCAGGACAGCGACACCAAGCTCATGCTGGCGAAGGCCAAGGTTGCGCTCGACGGTGCCAAGCTGCACATGGACAACAATGCTGCTGGCCTTGAGGCGCACAAGACATTCGGCCAAGGCGGCGTCGTGCCACCTGCGGAAAAGAGCGACCACGAGAAGCGCGTCGATGGCATCGACCTGATCATCAAGGAAAAGCTGGCCGACGCCAAGATCGCCGAGACCAAGATCAAGGCAGCCGAGCTGGCCCAGAAGGCGCAGGACGACAAGGTGACCAACGCCCTGAAGCAGGAAGACATCCAAGCGAAAGAACGCATCCAGATGATCGATTTGGCGCAGAACATCGCGGTGCACCCTGAGAGCGATCCGCAAGTGCACCAGCTGCTTGGCAACGTGATCCCGGCAATCACTGGCGGTAAAGCATAAAACCTGATATAAGGTCGCATCAAAAGGCACTGATCATGGATGAAGCTCTCCGCAAACTGGCACAATCGGTTCACGCTATCCACCATCTCCGTGGAATGGCTCAAACACCGATTTTGGATAAAATGAGTATTAATCCAATGGAAATTGCCAAGGCTGTAAAGCCTTTGCATCGTGCGGATGGCGGTCGAGATGATATGCCACGCGTTGGTATAGGCCACAATATGCCTCCTGAGCCAATAGAAACATCAATGCCAATTGGTGAATTGCATCCTCATTTAATTTCACAACGGTTGCCGACAGCGGTAAAAACCGAAGAAGACCCAATTAAGCGGCATCTTTTGGTTAATTTGGAAGCAGCCAAACAACATCGACCATCGTTTTCACATAACGTCAACTTAATGAAGACATATAATCAATTGCCGCATGATCAAATGCACGGCGATGATGATGAATTGGCCGAGCGTTTCATTAATCATTACAAAGATAACCTTCTTGCTATTCATGATGCAATGGAGCCGGGGTTTCGTGAACGCACTCGCCATTGGTATGTAGGCGCAAATAAATTTGCAAATGATTTGGCTGATCGTCACAGCGTTCAACCTTCTGTAGCGGCTGCTTCTCTTGCTGCAACATCACCTCAAAAAGATTGGTTCCAAAATGCTTCCATTGGTGAACGCATTATGGATATCCATCATTATCATCAAGATACCCCATACACCCGTGATATGGAAATGACAGCCAACAGGATCTTTGGCCAAGGTAAGTTTTCAACAATGTTAGATCGCATGCGCGGTAAAACTTATGGTGAACTTACTGATCCAAAGCAAAAAGCTGCTTGGATCCGTCTTTTTGATGAGACGTATAATGATCCATCATATCGTTCAATTTCCCCAACCGGCGAATTAGGTGATTTTGTCAAGACCGGCAAAGGTCAAAACGCCAGAATGGCGTGGGGATCTCTTTCCGAAATTGCTAAAGGCGTAAGAGCAATATTGGCAGGAGGAAATCGTGAAGCTAACAGTGATTTGATGGGTGAACGGCATAAAATCCGTAATTTTTACAATAATATTTTGGATCCGCACTCACCCACACATGATGTAACCGTAGATACACATGCAGTTGCTGGTGCTCATCTCATGCCTTATGGAGCAAATGGTACACCTGTTGCTCACAACTTTAAAAACTCTCCAGAAGCTGGTTTTCAGGCAGCCAAAGGAAGCAATTCAACCGGTATTCAAGGAACTTACCCGTTTTATACAGAGGCGGTTAGACGCGCTTCACATGAGCGCGGTGTTGAACCAAGAGAAATGCAATCTATCACTTGGGAAGGTGCTAGAGCCTTATTCCCTGATACGTTTAAAACCCCAAAAAACATTGCAATTGTTGATGGAATATGGAAAAGTCATCAACGCGGTGAAATTTCTGCTGATCAAGCCAGAAAGCAAATTTTAGATTTTGCTGGCGCTCAAAATGGAGTGATACATGACCCCTCACAGGGAGCCGGACTGGAAGGAATGGGTGGATTTCATGAAGGAAAACCACATTCCACTTACCAGAGAAAATTACTTGAAACTAATGTACATGGGCAACCCACCGGCATGGTCGGCGGAGTTGGAGGAGGAGCTACCCCCCAGTTTACAGGATTGGACCCACAAGACATTCAAGGGTTCTCACGACACCGCCAACTCGCAAATGCCGCACAAGCAGCGTGGGGGTCCAGTGTCCTCCCCTCATCATTTAGACGCGTATCTGGAAAAGATCGGGGATTGGACGTAGCACCTTCTTTTGATGCACCTATTACCGCCATACATACACCTACTGATGATGCAAAAGCACATTTTGATAATGCAGGCATATCCGCGCCACCAATGTTGCAATTGGGACGCGGATCAAAAAGCGCAAAAGCTTTTCATCAAGCGATTATAGCTGCTCAAAATAGCCATCCTAATGGATCTTCAGTAGCAGCAAAGTCGCCAGAAGAATATAAAAACACTAACATGTTTATGACCCCTGATGGCGGGGCTGGATTCGCTTTAGATGGCGATGACATTGTTTCTGTTTTTAATCATGCTCAAAGCCCACATAGACACATTTCTAATGCTATGATGCAACTTGCCATCCAGCAAGGAGGACGGCGTATTGATGCATATGATACCGCTTTGCCCCATATTTACAGCCGAAATAAAATGACCGTTTCGGCCAGAACGCCTTGGAACGAAGAGTATAAGCCTGATGGATGGAACCATGCAGATTACGCTCAATTTAACAATGGTCGTCCAGATGTTGTTACAATGGCGTTTAATCCTAAGCAATCTTCGTTATATGATGGAAAACAAGGTAAAACAGTTTCAACTTATGATGAAGCTTTGGCTCTTCAGCAAAAAGATGTGCTGAAAGCAAATAAGCAAATTGCAAATATGTCTTCAGAGAAAAAATTTGCCACTGGCGGATACGTCCGCCGTGCATATAAGAAGGGCGGCAAGGTAGAAGGTTCTGTATGGAATGATTTAGATGCAAATCCCAGAGGTCCGATTAATTCATCTATTGTCCAGCATGCGCTGGCCAAAATTGGCGCATCACTGCCTGCGACAATTGATCATACCGGCAGTGTGACGGGACGCCGTCATTAAACCTCTGGAGAAGAACATGGAAGAGTACCGCAAGAAAGACGACCGAGGTCGTTCAAAGGCCGCAAGGCTTACCAAGAATGATCCCCACCAGAAGGTGGATTCATCGACGTGGACCCCAGATGCCGCAGAAAATGCCGGTATCAAGACGGGCGCACGTCCGCTTGTGAAGCGTTTGTTCAAAAAGGGCGGCAAGGTCGTCGGCAAGTGCGAAGGTGGCGAGGCTATGCGTCGCGCTGACCGCAAGCCACGCAAGGCCGGTGGCCGTGCCTTGACCGCTGACAGCCTGATTAACCGCGATGTTCGTGAAGCCAATTCCGAGCGCGAAGGCATCAAGCATGATGGTGCATTCAAAAAGGGCGGCAAGGTTCGCCGCGCTGAAGGCGGATACATCAACATCGGTGGTGCTCGTGTAAAAGATACGCCAGAAGCAAAACTTGCTCATGTGCGTAAAACTTTCCCAAATGTTACTCATGTAACACCTGAAGGACACCCAGACTGGGCAAAAATGGGTGTTAAAATGGAAGGCAAAAAGTCAGGCGGTCGCACCCACAAGTTCGGCGGTGGCATGCTCGGCAACAACCCAGTTGCTGATCAGTACCAGAAGAACGCCGATGCTGCATCGCACAAAAAGGGCGGCAAGGTTCATCGCCGTCATTATGCAACGTATGGCACGGTTGAAGAAGCTTTGGCTGACAATCCAATGCCACGCAAGGAGATGGAAACGCTTAATGCCAAGTCACCGGCAACTGAGCAGGCTCCTCCCGCTGAAGAACCATACAAGTATAAGGGTCCGGCACCTAAAACCAACCCAAATACGGGTTACAAAAAAGGCGGTCACGTTGATGAGGCTAAAGACAAGGCGCTGATCAAGCGAATGGTCAAGCCATCGGCGCTTGAGCGCAAGCATGGTGGCGGCATCTTCTCTGGCAACAGCATGGAAAAGATCCCCGGCGCTGTTGGTGGACGTCATGCACATGCCAAGGGCGGTCGCACCAAGGGCACGACCGTGAACATTATCATGGCTCGTGGGCATGATCAGCAGCAGAGCATGCCAAATGCTCCTATGCTTCCTCCAAAGCCACCTGTTGGCGTTCCTGTTCCACCTCCGGGCATGGCAGGCGGCGCACCACAGGGCATGCCTCCACAGATGCCTCCGCAAATGCCCCGTGCTACCGGTGGTCGTACCGGCAAGATGGTCGGTGGTTCGTTGGGCAATGCCGGTGGCATGCAGCCAATGCAGCAGCCAATGCAGCAGCCGATGATGGGCCAGCCTATGCAGCCGCCTATGGGTTACCCAATGCCTCGCAAGTCTGGTGGCCGTACCGGCTACCCGATTGATAGCGGCGCAGGCGGCGGCAATGCACGGCTCGAAAAGATCGATGCCTACGGCTTAAAGCCACGCGGCAAATAAGTTTCTCTGGGCGGGGTTCGCAACCGCCCGGATGAGAGAGGACCGGACGCCTTTCCAGCCCCTTGGGGCGTCCGGTCTATCATTACAAGGGGTTAAAGAGGGCAATA